AAGGATGCCATCAACTTCTTCACCCCAACCAACGTTATTGGGCAGATTCTGCCTGTGTTGGAGCTGGCTCGCCAGTTTGCGGACGAGGAATCCGCTACAATCTCCCCAACCTCTAGCCCACAGAACGTGGATAGCGCTACTGGGCAGCTGATTATAGCTAACAACTCCACTACGGTGCTGGATTTCATGGCAGAAGAGTGGGACGATCAGGTTACGGTGAAGAACATCCGCCGTACCTACGCGTGGAATATGCAGTACAACCCGAAGGAAGACATCAAGGGTGACTACATTGTGGACGTTAAGTCCAGCAGTGAGTACAAGAACAAGCAGATGTACATCCGCGATATGGAGCGTCTGTCTGTGGAAACTACACAGAACCCGTCAATGGCTGAATGGATTAGCCAGAAGAACCTAGTCAAGGCGCGACTGAACCTGATGCACATCCCGGATAACACCATTATCCTCACCGATGAGCAGCATGCCGAGGCTATGGCCGCTAAGCAGCAGCAGATTGACCCCAACGTTTTGGCCATGCAGATTGCACAGGCTGAGGCAGCACGGGCTGATAGGGAGCTGAAGCTTAAGGAAGACCAGCTGGCATTTGAGCGCCAGCAGGCCCAGCAGCGCGAGCAATGGGAGCATGAGGAGAAGATGGGCAGCAACTACGCCCGTGTTCAGGAAGCTCAGGCTCAGGTGATTAAGGCTCAGATGCTGATGAATGGTGAGATGCTGAAACTGGCAGCCAAGGACAAGCAGCTGGCTTTGCAGATGCAGAAAGACGTAGCTATCAACAGCAGCAACAATGACGCCAAGATATTCATGGAAACCATGCGAGCTCAGAACAAGGCCGTAGCCAACCAGCTTACGGGTGCGGAATTGCAGCTTGCCGCTGAAACTGGCGAAGGAATCTAACAGGGCATTTAAGGAGCGTTCAGGTGGGATATAGGATTGATTACACCAGCGGAGTCTGGGCAGAGGTAGAAACCATGTTAAAGGAAGACCTCCTTGACGCATACAAAAACCTCGCAAAGCTAGACAGCACAAGGGAATCAACGGAGCAGTACAGGGGTAGAGCAGCTTACATTGGTAAGCTCCTCGCCCTGAAAAATGGGCCTCAATCGACGCCAATCTAAGGAGAAAGAAATATGAATGAACCGGGAACTTTTGAAGATAATGATGGTCTAAGTGTCACTAAGTCTGAAGAAGACATGTTTGATGAATTGGTCGCGGCGGTGAGTTCGGGAGATAGTAAGGCTGTTCAGGGGGTATTTGACTCTGCCGGCGATACTACCTCTGGCAACGTTCCGGACGCCAACGACGGTGTAGACGATGATCAGGGCACTGGCTCCTCTACTGCTGACGACACCAACGAAGCAGGCTCTAAAGACGATGACTCCACGGACGACGCTGACAATGCCTCTACCCGTGACACCAAGCAGGATGCCCCATCCACCTCTGTTACGCCAGAAGAGCTAGCCGCACTCCGTCAGGAACTGCAACAGCTTCGATCTTCGGCAGGACGTGTGCCGGCCTTGCAATCCCAGCTGAATCAATTGCTGAGGGAAGAGCGGATTAAGAAGACAGCGGAGGCGGCCAAGCCGGTTCCCAAAGTCGAAGACCCTGAAACCGCTGAACTACGAGAACAGATTAAGGAACTGGAAGGGGTTGACCCTACCACTGCCGCAATCCTGCAAAAGCTGCTTGACAAAGCTAGCCCCAAGCAGGAAGCCCAGCAGGCTCCCGATATCGAAGACCTCATCCGTAAAGCATCTGAAGATGCCCGCATTGAAGTAGAGTTTGAGCGTGTGGTACAGGTTCACCCTGATGCCCCTGACATCTTTGTCCACCCCTCGTGGCAGCAATGGAAGTCTAAGCTCACTCCCGAACAACGTGCTTGGGCAGAATCGGACAAAGCCGAACAGGTGAGTGAGGCTCTGAATGCGTTCAAGAACTACGTTAATGGCGTACAGCCTGCGGCGGCGGTTCAGGAACAGCAGACTATCCCAGCAGTAGATGTCACGCAAGAAGCGCGTCAGCGCAAACTTAAAGGTTCCGCGAGCAACACTCCCAATCAGGCCATCAAGGGTTCGTCCCGGCCAGACGATGAGACGATGTTCAACGAATTCTACGCACAAGCCCTTAAAGATATGGGGCTCTAAGTAATTTCCAAGGAGTAATATATGTCCTTTTCAGGTGTACAGTACGCGGACGTAGGCGCACGCATTAATGCGTTTGCCGCTGCCACGTTCCTCGCCCACGCCCAGCCTCTCCTGTTCTTGGAGAAGATGGCACAGACTCAATACGTTCCGAAAAACAAGTCGCAGGTCATTAAGTGGCGTCGACTGGTTCCGTTTGCCGCGGCTATGGAACAGCTGGTTGAAGGTATCACCCCGTCGCCGGTTGGCGTTATCTATGAAGACGTTCAGAGCCAGCTGGCTCAGTTCGGTTCGTGGATTCCGTTCACTGACGTGCTGGTTGACACCCACGAAGATGAAAACCTGAAGCAGTTCAGCATCGGTGCATCGGAGCAGGCTAGCCTGACCCGCGAACGCATCCTGTGGAACATGCTGGTTTCGGGTACGAACGTTATCTATTCCGGTACGGCCACCTCGCGCCCAACCGTGCAGGCTCCCATCGACCTCGGTGATATCCAGCTGGCTACTCGCGCCCTGAAGGTTGCGTTTACCAAGCCCATCACGAAGATGATTAACGCTTCGGTTAAGATTGCTACCAGCCCGGTTGACTCCGGCTATGTGGCTGTCGGTCACACCAATATGGAACAGGATATCCGTGCCCTGTCTGGCTTTGTACCGCGTGAGCAGTACAGCAATGTCACTCTGCTGAGTGAGCATGAGCTGGGTAAGGTGCAGTCCATCCGCTTCCTGCTGGCTCCGCATGTGACGTACTTCCCGGGTGCTGGTTCTGCCACCATCGCTGGCGTGCTGAACAACGGCACCAACGTGGACGTGTATCCGCTGGTCATCTTCGGTCAGGACGCCTTCGCGGCCACTGCTCTGAAGGGCATGGACTCGGTTAAGGTCGCTGTGAAGCAGCCGAAGATCGGTGAGAGCTATGAGGACCCGTTGGGTCAGCGCGGCTTTGTAGCTTGGAAAATGTGGTTCAGCGCCGTGATCTTGAATCAGGCTTGGATCATCCGCATCGAAGCAGCTGTAACTGCACTGTAATTTAGGAGAAGTATAAATGGCAACTTTTTATTCGCAGCAAATCCCGAAGCGCCTCCGGCACCGCGGTTTGTACGAAGGTAAGGCACAGTCTGTTTCTGGCACCATCCGGGTAATTCCGGGCCAGCCGCTGGCCACCACCGACCTGATCCAGATGCTGATTCTTGGCGAGAATGTCCGCCCTGAGTCCATCTTGGTTGGTGTCAAGAAGGTTAGTGGCACCCCGGTGCTGACCAACCCGTCGTTCTCGGTAGGTGTTACGCCTCTGGTTCTCAATCCGACCAGCGTTACCCGCCCTGACGGCACTGTGTACCCGCCTCTGGTTGCATCGACCACCGTTCTCGGTACTTCGACTGCTCTGGGCGCGGACAATCTGGCTCGCTTCAACGAGCCGGCACCGCCTACTGCCAACACGGAGTGGGGCCCGTACATCGTTACGCTCACGCCTTCTGGTGCTGGTGCGTTCTCGGTGGCTGGTGGTGACATCGACCTCTTCGTTGAGATTGTGTGTCGCGGTGAACTGACTGAAGCAAATCCGATTTACTCGGAGTTCAACAGCGGTAAGTTCAAGAACTAATAGCTGTACCGGAAGAGTAGTGCCGTGGCGTACGGGGATACGTCTGAGAACTGAGCTCCCACCAATCCCGCAAGGGGCTATGCTCAGAGGCTTTAAAACTACTCGACCAATCTTGGATGGGAGGCTCCGGCCTCCCTCCCCTTTACAACTCTATGGAGATAAAACCCATGAACGAAGAACTGATCAAAGCAATTACCAATCTTACTATTGTAGCCAACCAACAGGCTGATGCTGCTGAAGCAATGAAGTTTGCTCAAGCTGTACTCAACCTTAGTCAAGCACTAATTGGTTTAACGATTAATAAACTGTAAGTAGTAATCCACACAACGGAGATAGTATGTCTAATAACACTTCAGGGCAAGATGCCCGCGCTGCATTGAAACAAGCAACCATCGGTGAACTCCGAGCCCTTGCTAAGTTTCATGGCGTTAAGTCAGAGAAAACTTGGAAGGCCGAAGACTACATTAAAAATATTGCAGCTGTCCTTAGTGACGGCTCTTTGTCTTTTAATGCCACGGCAAACGAAGACGATGATTGGCACGAAGAGCTGCCAGAAGTCGCTGACTACTCCTTGGCCCCAAAGGCCGCAGGCACCAAAGATGATAAGCCCGCTCCGGGCTTTGCTCGCATTGTAATCCATAAGGACCCTACGCCGGGTCATGCCAACTCCCCGGTACAGCTTGGTTTGAATGGTCGCATCTTCCACGTTCCGCGTGGTAAGGAAGTGGACATCCCCTACCTGTACATCGGTGTGTTGAAGGACGCAGTGAACACCATCATCAGCCAGAGCAAGGAGCCGACATCGGCTAACCCAGCAGGCGAGATGAAGGAAGAGTCCATGCTCACCTACCCCTTCCAAGTGGTGGCAGTGACGCCGGGCGGTAAGTTCACTAACGTTATGGACCAACGCGGTCAGATTGCTGTACGTAAGCAGGCTTTCGCAGATGCCAACCAGAAGTACCCGGCCACTACGGCGGAGCTTATTGCTTGGGAAACTGAAGAACGTGCCTACCAGCGCACTAAACAGAGGTAATAATGGCAACCTATTTGGCCCTTGTGAATGATGTTATCGACGAGTCTAAGATTACCTTGGACCCGTTGACTTCGCTCAACTTCGCCTCTCCTCCGCGTACTCTCATGTACAACAGGATTAAGAAGTGGGTGAAGGAATCGTACGAAGAGATTATTGACGAACGGCCAGAGTGGTACTTCACGCAGGAGCGGGCCATCGTAACTGTTGGCCCCCGTCTGCACCTTGCTGGCCTAGCTCCCGGCTATGTGCCGGCAGTAGGTGATGTTGTCACCGGCCAAACTAGTGGCGTAGTGTTCACCATTACGCAAGTGTTCTCAGACTTTGAGGCACCTAGCGAGGCCGCCACGTCCGTCACCATTGGCGTGAGCTACACTGATGCTCCTGTACTGTTCAGCCAGCTGCTGGTTAATGAGCTGCTCAATGTGTTCCAAACGCCCACCACCTATACCGGTGCTGCGTACATTGAGGGCCGCGGACGCTACAACTTCCAAGAGCTTATCCCCACGCTTGACGCAATCAATCAGCGTACTGTCACCATACAGCCCACCGTACGCGGAGCTACGCCTAACACCAACCCTAACGACAATGCTGTAGCTTGGCCTGTCGCTTACGGATACTGGTACACCTGGAACTTCCCTGCCAGCAATTGGGCAGATAGCTCTGGTCGTCCCAACTTCATCCTAGAAGCTGAGGATGGAAACTTTGACTTCTTCCCACGGCCTGACGGTCTGTATGATGTGAGCTTTGAGTTCACTCAGAAGCCTAACACCTTAGCGGCAGACGATGACTTGCCTTACCTGCTCTCCGATAAGTTTCACAAGCTTATTGTGTGGCGAGCACTAATTAAGCTGGCTGACTTTGAAGGCAACCAGAAGATGTATGCCACTGCGAAGAAGGGTGCCGATGCCTACTACAATCGCCTCCTGCGTGACCGCCTGCCTAAGAGCATGTTTAACCTTTCTAGGTTTGATCGAGGATATTCCAATCAGTACTAATGTAATCAACGTAAATCTGAACACCGGTTTGGACACTGTTACGCCGCCTATCTTGCGCGAAACGGGTTCTCTAATCGACTGCCTGAATTACGAGATTGCAGACACTATGGGCTATCGCCGTTGCGATGGCTTTGAGCGTTACGATGGGTTCGGTGATGGCGGCGTTATCACTTACTACACCCTTAGCGTACTGCGTAGCGGAGGCTCGGTGCCTTCTGACATCTTGGCTGGCTCCATCATGCTCGGTAGGCGTCCTGATGACACCTACAACGTACTGCCGCTAGCGCCTGTTGGCATAGTCGTGGACGTTATAAGCACTACCGCCACTATAGCTAATTTAGTGGTTGGCTTGTATGACAGGTACAATCGTTTCCCGTTTGGGTGGGCTGTTCAGTTTACTACCAGCGGTGGTACGCAAGATTTCACAATCAGCGTTAGTCCTGAGATATTGGTAGCCGGCTACACCGCCGCGCAGACGGCGCAGTATTACGATGACCTCCGGGAATATATGTCAGTGCAGCGTGGGCAAGTAACCTCTAGCCCTAACGCTATTGCTGGTCTATTTTACGGAGAAGATCGTCTGTACAAGGCTGTCGACTGCGTGCGTATTGGCGTGTCGCTTGGTGACACAGTGCTGCCGGGTCAGGCGTTTAAGCGTGACAACAGGCTGTACCGTGCCATTGGTGCATACGATGATGGCCTTGGTGGGCGCTACTTTGAGGCCATTGATCTTGGGGCAACGGTGTACGCTAGCACCGATATACAAAAGCTGACCTCTGCCGGCGCTAATGATGGTGCTGTTATTCCCTCAGTTACCCCGCTGTTTGATGATAACAGCCAGTATGCGTACATGGTGTTTGCTAACAATCCTAAGACAGCGTTGGAGAATGGCCCGTCTAATAACCGCGGTGACTTTGCTTTGATGATGAGCCCTATAGCTACGTTTAACAACGGTGGTAACACCACGCCTGCGGCCCTAGAGAATAGCGTCGTACAGGTGTGGAGCAGCGCTCCTGCCTTTAAGTATGTCACTACAGCCCACGACTTAGTTACACAAACAGGCGCTTGGGGCAGCGGCACAGCTGCTGGCTACATGTCCGTAGATCAGCCGTATGCTCCTGTATCACCGCAGTACCTAGAGGTGGGCGACCAGATTAGGGATGCCTCTGGTGCTACTGTTCTGGCTACTGTCACTGCTGTTGAGTATCCCGCCCTTCCGGGTACGGCATCTCTTCGTGTAGCAGAAACCCGCTACCAGTGGGGCAAGTACAACTTCTACGCTACGGATAGCCGTGCTAGGATTTATGGAACCACCGGTGCCTCTCGTGCCTTCTGGGCAAGCAAGACTAACTACGGCATGATCAAGACGCAGGATAGCCTGACGTTGGATAAGCCTAAGTATCTGTCCATGCACTGCCGTGCTCAGCTTGCGCTGGGCTTCAGCGTTGGTAGCGTGCAGCTCTCCGTACCCGGTGAGCCTTACAACTACAACGGTGTAGATGGTGCTACAGAATCAGGTATGGGTGACACGATCACCGGCATGCTTGAGTCTCAGGGCACGTCTACCATCGTGTTCTGTGCCGGCTCTATTGCACGTCTGTCTGGTGTTGGCCTGTCCTTGCAGCAGGAGACTATCTCCTCAGCTGCTGGTGCGTTCGACTACAGCTGCGTTGCTGTAGGTGCTACGCCTGTGTTCGCCAACCAGAACGGTGTGGGTACGCTAGAGCAGACGGCAGCTTACGGTGACTTCGTTGGTCAGCGCGCTACGTCCTCTGTGTCTTCGCGCTTGCTACCTGTCATTGTAGACGACACGTCCAACCTCACGGCTGGTGGTGTTGTGTGCTCTTACGCCTGCCGGGCTAAGGATCAGTACAAGCTGTTCCTGCGTACTGGCGATGTCTACACTGTGAGCTTCACAGAAGAGGGCCCTAAGCCCATGCGTGGTACGTACACTGAGATTGAAGCCGCGGAAGATGTGGCGCTACGTGTGCCTATGGCATGGTCTAGTGCTGTCGGTAGTAACGGTTTGGAGTACATCTTCATAGCATGGGACAAGCAGGCTGCCCTGATGGGCGACGGCACTGGCCCTATTGGCACGCTGCCTGATCCTCGTACGGCATTCCGTATGGACTACGGCTGGGGCTTTGATGGCACCACGTTCCTGTCCTACTTCGATATTGCTCACGTCTTCACTGGCGGTGGTGTTACCACTGGTACTGTGGATAAGGTGAGGATGCATGGCATGGGCTGGGGTTTAGCCACGCTTAATGTAACTACTAGTAGCCTAGAGACTGACTATGACATGAGCTTTATGTCAGCTATTCAAGACATCTCTATGCCTATAAATCCTGTACTTCCTTACTTGGAATACAGCCCTGTTGCGTCCATCGTGGACACTGCCGGCTGGGGCCTCGCATCGAAGATTAGGATTAACAACACCAAAGGCTGGGGCAGTGAGGAAGTAGAACCACCGCATACCTGTCAGGTGATTCAGCTCCATGTAACCACCGAAGGGAGTATAGACTCGTAATGGCAAGGTCAGCAGAACAAATCGAAGTAACTAACGCGCAGCGGGCTGCTAGCGGGCTGCCAGCTGTAGCTCCTACCCCGGCACCTACGGGCGCTACTAGCCCTTTTGGCACGGCTATTCCTTTGCCTAAACCACCGCCCCCTAATCCGTATACGCCGCAAGTTGTGGCCGTAACCGGGGGCACGGCTCCTGTTTCTACTACTCCTGTAGTAGCCTCTCCTGTTTACGACAACGGTGCAGGCACTGTGGCACAGCCGCAGAGTCCTCCGCCTCCTGTAGTTCCTGCTACTCCTGTAACTGGCGGGGCGGCCCCGGTGTCTGCTACGCCATTAAACTCCGCAGCGCTAATCACTGGCACCACGGCTCCTGCTCCTGTAACTGGTGGTAATGCTCCTGTATCTACCACGCCTGTAACTGCTAGCCCGTTCCCTACTATCAATGCACCTCAGCAGGTTTATCAGGCTAACATGGGTGCTGGGAACGTGGTGCAGGACTACCTGTCACAGCTGCTTAACGACCAGAGTGGGTACATCCAGAACGCTAGGCGCAATGGCATAGAGTCGGCTGCCAGCCGCGGATTACTTAACAGCTCCATAGCGGCAGGTAACTCTCAGCGTGCAGCTATAGAAGCAGCTCAGCCAATCCTGAATGAAATCACGCAGCTCCACAACCAACGTGAGCAGCTGGCATTCACTGGTGAACAGAACCAAGCAGATCGCAATCAGCAGATTACGATGGCGCAGATTAATGACTGGGCTGCTAACAACCAGTTTAATCGTGAGTACAACGGTCAGCTTTCCTTGCTGCCCATCACTTCGGTTACGGCGCTTAACAATCGGCTCATGCAAGCAGCTATCGACAATCCGGAAATCTTTCCGCCTGAAATCGTTAGCGGCCTAGGTGAGTTCTTCGGTACCAACTTGCTGTCTATGTTGCAGCAGTGGTTCCCTAATCAATATGGCGGGGGTGGTTAATGGCATTTAGTATAGCAGGCTTATTTGGTAGCGGCATTGCTAATGCCGCAGGCTCGGCAGCTAGTGCTGCCTCGTCTTCTGGTAGCTGGACTAGTTCTCTACTTAACGGAGCTAAAGGTTATTTTTCTAGTGGCCAAGGTTGGGGTGCTCTGCTCTCCGGTGTAGCCGCAGCAGCTGGTAGCTCTAGCGATAAGAAGAAAGATGCTACAGATGCTAAGCAAGCCCTTGAGCTAGTCAAGGAACAGGGCACGCAGAACCTGCGTAAGAGTGCATTTGAACAGCAGCTTGTCGACTACGGCAAGGCGTTGGATACTAACAAGAAGCGTGTAGCCATTGACAGCTACGGTCAGTTCAGTAAGCTACAGCAGCGTAGTCCTAATTACGTGCCCAAGCCTATTGCCGCTGCTCCCGTAATGCCTGACTACAAGACGTATTAAGGAGACAGTATGGCTAGCATTGATTCAGCAAAACTAGATAGGGCCGTACCTGATCCCGAAGAGGAACAGCGTGCAATGGAGGAAGTGGAGGTTGACCCTAAGCTGGTCGAGACTCTCTACCTCATGGCCGTGGATATGATGAAGGAATCTGGTGTACTTACGAAGCTTGCTCCTGCTTTGGAGAAGAGCTCCGATCCTGCCCAAGTGGTGGGCCAGTTCTTGGTGCAATTGATTGGTCAGCTTGCTGACGTAGCTGCTGCTGAGTTTAACTTTGACCCGCGGGTGTTCCTTGCTCGTGATGGTTGGTTGGACAAGACGTTGGAGTTTATCGAAGATGAGCTGGCGCTGCCAGAAGAGTTCAGCGATCAGGTGAAGGACACGGTGCTTGAGATGATTAAGGCACTGGCGCAGGGTGAGAAGAATCCGCAGCCGCAGGGCCCGCCTTCAGCACCGCAGGCCATTGATCAGATGGCAGCAGGACAAGCGGCTCCGCAGCCCGCAGGGACGCCCTTTTAATGGCTATTGATTGGGGTGCATTTGTAAAGGGCTTTGCCGGCGCTGCTGCTAGCCAGATTGAAGAGCGTACTAAAGCTGAGCGTGATGCCTTGATGGAAGAGAAGCGCCTTCAACTTGTAGAGAAGTATAAGATACAAGAAGAGAGTCGTGCTGAAGCTAGGGGTAAGAAGAAGGTGGCATCCGAACAGGCTGACTATGCTAACGGTGTTGCCATTCTCTACAACGCTGACCGCGAGAAGATTGGTGAACGTCCTCTGTCAGCAGCTGAGATTGAAGATCGGACTTGGACTAAACAAGACCGTGAGCTACGCCGCCGTCAGGCTGAAGCTTCCATCGGTGCTTCCAATCGTTCTGGCCGTGGTGGCTACGGTGGTGGTGGAGACGACACTCCCACGGACAAGAGCCGCAACCGTGTCGAGGGTGTGCTGAGTAAGATTGATGCACGTCTTGAAGACCTTGGCGCTCCTCCTGCTGAACGTCTGGCCGCACGACAGGCCGTCCTTAAGAAGGTAGCTGGTGGTCAGAGCATTGACCAAGCGTGGCTTGATCGTTATGAGTCCAACTTGATTGGCGGGTTCCAGAAGAACAACAAGCTAGACCAATGGGGTGCTGAGAAAATTAAGCGCGACGCTGCCGCTGCTGCTCTCTAGCCGTAACACTTAGCAACACACACAACGGAGATAGTACATGGCGCTTGACAGCTCCCTTAAAAATAAAATCCTACGGGAGCTTCCGTCTGACTACCGCCTTGCATATTCGCAGGGCACGTTGGATGATGCCTTCTTGGAGCGCTATGCGGATAAGCTGGGCATTCAGGCTGATGATTTCAGTGGCGTGTCTGCTCGTGTAGATAGTTCCGAGCAGTCTCCCGATCCTGCTTACGATCCTTGGGGTGACTCCTCCACGGTAGACCGCCTGCAAGGTGGTGTGCAAGGTCTTGTCGGAGGGCAGCTGTCTACGCTTGCCAGCAAGCTCACGTCCGACGAAGACACCGGCATGATGCGTGGTGGTATGGGCCCCGTAGCCCTAGTTAAAAACGCCGTAGAAGCCGTACTCTCTGACGAGCAGCAAGCAGCACTGGCTAGGCGTAACAATGAAATCATATCCCCCTTCACTAATAAGTTAGTTGAGTGGGGTGGGTCTTTGATGGATGCCGCCGACGCTAACAACGCTATTGCTGACGAAGGCATGAAGAACCGTGCAGAAGAGTACGGTGAGGGCTTTCTAGCAACGCCGAGGCGCTGGGCTGACGAAACCATCAATGACGTGCTGGGCTCCCCCTCTTCCGCAGCCTCTCTGGCAGGCGGT